GCGGCAAATGGCGCAGCTTGATTCTGTGTCAACGTATGCGCGCGCAACCGGGACCGGCTGGAAACTTGCCGCGTCCCTTGTTGGTGAAGGCCGTCTTCCGGACGGGATGGACGAAGCGACCGCGCTGGCCGGGAAAATTATTGAGCGCAGCATTGGCGATGCTAAAGGCGATTTAATCGGGTTCTCCGCAGATAATACGCCGGTCCGCATCGGACCTGTTGGTGCTGATGGTACGGTTTTGATAGCGGACGCCGTGTCCGCTAGCGGCGTGAAATGGCAGACATTGGGGACGTTACCCGTAGATTCGGACGGCCATAAATATTTGGGGTCCGCACCATCCCAAACGGGCTTGGCAGTGCAGACCAATACAAACGGCGAGGCCGGTACGTGGGCCACGGTTGACCCGTCGATTTGGCTGCAATCATTGCAAACGTGACGACTGCGATCACGTTGGGCGGCGGGGCTATTGTTCCAGAATTCTGGTATGGGGGTGGATGGACGCTGGCCGACATTTCCGTTGTAACACATGTATCTCCATTCACCTATTATGCCAATGTTCCCTTTGGGACCATTCAAAAAGAAGACATCCGAATTGACGATGGCTTCTATGGCATGGGTTCTTCCGTTGCTAAAACCCTGAACGGAGTCACAAAACATTGGTTGCGGTTCCGTATCACAACGGGAATCACTACGTCACCCGTGATTGACGGACTCTGGATTATTGGTTCTTCTACCATGATCTCTCCGGCAGGCGAGCAATTCTTCTTCGGGGAATCAAGACCAGAAGCTGAATTGATGCGTCTTAATATTCACGAATATTGGCGTCGAGTCAGTGGGAACGCGCCTGGAAATCAATCCTTAGGGTATGCGACCGGGACAAGCCTGGATGTTGTTATGGGCCAGATAAACAATCAGTTGACTGATGGGGCGATAGACGGAATGGGAGGCGTTTTTGTAGCCACGCCAGACTATGATGGTTCAAGCGGGGTTTCTTTTGGTATCCATTATTATCCTAGCAATGCAAATATTGGCGACATTGAACTGGAAACCAACATCGCCAAAGTTTCAGACGGTGATATCGTAAACGTCGGCTCAAGAACAGCATCGTGGAGCAACTTGATTTTTGCATCTTCTGGAATTCAGGAATCCCGTGCGACACAAACGTTCCGCCACCGAATGACTAGCGTTCAGGCTGGTGATACCGTGGCGTTCAATATCCTACGGGACGCCAGGGCGGGGAACGTAGATGATACATATTCTGGGAATGTCATTTTGGAAATGCTTGATGTTACGTATCGGAAATGGAGGCTATAATGTGGGCCTATATTGATTCGGAACGATATGTTTTAGCCACCTCAACCGAGGAGCGCACAATAGAGCAGGCACAGAGTAAGATTCCTGAAATCACGGCACGGGTTGAAAATGCGCCCGATACTATCACGGCAAAAGGCATGGGGGTGGTAGAGTACCACCGGTTAAAAGAGGGTACAACGGGCACAAGCATTGATGATTACGACGTTGTGGAATTTCTGGACGACTACAAAACCGCAAAAGAGATTGCCATTGATGACCGCACAGCAGAGTTGATGCTCGGGGGTTTTCGTTACGTTAAAGAAGATCCTGCTATTGATGTGGAGTTTTCAACGTCTATTCCGGCACAAATAAACTGGGCGAGTTTGGCGGCGTGGGTGGATACAGCTCTGAAAGCCGGGTTGACCGAAGAACAAATATTCCCGATGAAAATGCCCACCCGTCCGCTTGACGGCGGCAATTGGGAGTGCCCATCATTGGCATTATATTATGACGTGTGCGTTCAAATGGGCATCGTTAGGTCCGGGTACGTGACGGCGGGTCAGGATTTGAAAGACGCGGTAAAAGCCGCAACGACAAAGGCGGAAGTTGACGCCATAACCGATCCGCGGGTATAAGGGGGCGTTATGTTTTGGTTTATTGAAACGGAAACTTTGAAAGCTATCGAACGGGCCGAAGAAAGCGGCTGGCGTCCGTCCGCGGAAGAAACCGCGGCGTTTGCCGCGCGTATCCAGGCCGTCGAAGGTGGTTCCCGGATTCTTGAAAAGTTCGGCCGGTCTGCCGTTGTGAATGTGACCGGGATTCTTACGCCGAAACCGTCCCTTTTTGCTTACATTTTCGGAGGCGGAAACACTACTTACCCGGAAATTATTCAAGCGGTTGCCGAAGCCGAAGCGGACGAAGACGTCGAAGACATAACGCTGGCAATTGACAGCCCCGGCGGCGTTGTTTCGGATTTGTTTTTTGACGCGATGGCCGCGGTTTCGGCCGCGAAGAAACCAACCGAAGCGAAAATTTCAGGAATGGGAACGTCCGCGGCATACGGAATCGCAAGCCAGACGGACAAAGTAACGGCGAAAAATGCGGCAACCATGACGGGTTCGGTTGGCGTTGTGACTTCCCGTTTTGTGTCTTCTTCGATTATTGATATAACGTCAACGGCCGCGCCGAAGAAATACCCGGACGCGGCAACCGAAGAAGGCCGCGCGGTTATTCGGGAAGAACTTGACGCCGTCCATTCGCTTTTCGTTGAAGCCATAGCGCAGGGACGAAGCGCGGCAACGGGCGAAAAAATCACAGCGAAAAAAGTGAATTCAGACTTCGGCCAGGGCGCAACGGTCCTGGCGGGCGAAGCTGTAAAGCGGGGAATGATAGACGGAATCGCGGAATCAGGGCCGGACGCTTCCGAAAGTCAAACCCCCAAAAATAAAGCCGCCGTCAATGGCGGGGAATCCTTGGAGGGAAACATGGACCTTAAAGAACTGAAGGCCAACCACCCCGACGTGTATGCGGCGGCGGTTGCCGAAGGGGTCAATCAGGAACGGGACCGCGTTTCGGCGCACCTTGAACTGGGAACCGCTTCGGGGGACATTGAAACGGCCCACGCGGCGATCCGGGACGGGTCCGAAATGACCCAGGCGCTTTCGGCCAAGTATCTGGCCGCGGGCATGAACCGGGCCGCCGAAAGAACCCGCGAAAGCGAAAACGTTCCCGCGGGCGCTTCGAATTCCGAAGCCGAAGGGGCCACCGAAGACGCGGGCGCGGCCGTTGCCGCCCTGGTCGAAGAAATGGAAGGCGTAAAGCCGAAGGGGGCCGAAATTGAGTAACTTTGACGTAACCAATGTGGACCTGGGGAACGTCATTCTGGAAGACGTTCGTTTCGAAGACGGCCTTTTAACCTTTGCTGGAGCCGCAACGGTTGTCGCCGGGACTATCCTGGCGCGGGATTCCGTTTCGTTGAAATTCGTCCCGTTCGTCAAGGGCGGCGTGGACAATGAAAACGGCATTCCGAAAGCCGTTCTGACCTATGACGTTTCCGCAACCGAGGCGGCCGATGTGCCCATGCGGGCCCTGGTAAACGGCCGGGTTCGGAAAGAACGTCTTATTATTGACGCAGACGGGGACGGCTCAAACGTTGACGCCGCGGTTCTTGACGGTCTTCGTAATTATTCGATTACGGCGCTTTCCGTCAAAGACCTGTCCGTTCTGGATAATCAGGCATAAGGGGGAACCGGACAAATGGCGCAGACCTACAACGAAACTACCAGCCGCATGATTGCGGCATACACGCAGAACGCCGCCCCGCAGCGGTTTCTGTCTTCTTTCTTTCAGAGCCCGCCGCGGAACTTCTTTGACACCGAAGAAGTAACAATCGATATTCAGCGGTCGGACGAAGAAGTCGCCGTGGTTATTGACGATTTGACCACCGGCTGGCGGCGCAATTCGAAAGACCTTTACACGAACAAGTCTTTCATTCCGCCGATCTACAAAGAAGCGGGCGTTTTGAATGCGTTCGAACTTTTGAAACGGGCCGCCGGTCGGAACCCGTTTGAAAGTTCGGCGTTTCAGGCCACGGCTATTTCGCGCGCCTTTGATGTATTCCGCAAGGCGGAAGAAAAAATTCAGCGCGCGAACGAACTGCAAGCCAGTCAGGTTTTGCAGACCGGCCAGGTTAGCTTGATTGACGAAACGGGAACAGTCCGTTACGCAATCAACTACCAGCCGAAGGCCACCCATTTCGTGAATGCCGGAACCGCTTGGAATGCGGTCGGCGCGGACCCGCTGGCGGACATTGAGGCCCTGGCCGAAGTTATCCGCGACGACGGGTTGCAGGAACCGGACATTCTCTTGATGGGCGCGGACGCTTTCCGGGTCTTTATTGCCGACACTTCGGTACAGGCCCACTACAATAACCGGCGCATTGACCAGGGGACTATTTCCCCCATGCGTCCGAACGGCCTGGGCGGCAAATACCGCGGCTATGTTGAAGTCGGGAACTATCCTTTCGACATTTGGACGTATGGCGGCCGGTATCTTCCCGCTGACGGCGGGGCGAAAACGGAATTTCTCACCCGGGACAAAGTGGTCGTTCTATCAAGCGGCGGCCGTCTTGACGCCGTTTTCGGCGCAATCCCGCGGCTGGTTCCGCCGGATTCCCGGGTTCTGCCGTACCTTCCGACGTCCATCCCGAATGCGGCGAACGGAATAAATCTTTACACGAACGCGTGGGTTTCCCCAGACGGTGAAAACCTTCACGTGGGCGCGGGCGCGCGGCCGCTGTTTATCCCGACCGCGATTGACACGTTCGGCTGCCTGGATACCGGAATTAATCCGTAAAGGGGGCCTGGCATGGCTTACAAAGTGAAGGAAGGCCGTTCAATTTCGGCAACCGGAAAAGGGGTCCTGGGACCCGGCGCGGAAGTAACCGCGGACCTGGTGGGCGGCGCGGACAATCTGAAGCGGCTTATCACCGCGGGCGCAATTGAAGACACGAAGGCCCCGGCGGCTCCGGCCGCCCCGGCCCAGGCTCCCGCGCCCGAACCCGATCCGGAATCCGAAACGGAAGAAACCGAACCCGAATCCGAAGAAGCGGACGAACCCGAAGACGGGGAAGGCCGCCGGAAGAAGAAACGGGGCCGGGGGCGTCCGCGGACGGCTTAAACCGTGGAAAACATTCGCACAGCCGCCGAAGCCGACCTGGCGTTTACTCTTGAAGACAACGCGGGCGGTTTCGGCTGGCTTGTGAATGTTACGGACCCCGCTGGAAATACCGCGGACCTTTACGGCGTAGCCAGCGAAATTGCGGAACTAATCGACCCGGACACCGGACAAAGCGTTTCCGGCCGTTATGCCAAAGTTACACTTCGGCTGGCGTCCGTTTACGATTCCGCATTGAACGGAATTCCCCGGGCGATCCCGGACGAAAGTTCGAAACCGTGGGTTTATAAATTCAATGACATAAACGGGAACCTTTTGACCTATAAAGTTATTGAATCAAGACCCGACCGGACTTTGGGCGTTGTGACGTGTATTCTGGAAGGGTATAAAGACTAAATGACTTATTCCCCGCTTGAAGGGTTGATCGACAAGACGGATAATTTCGAATTAATCGGTCTTCAAATTGCCGCAATTCTTGCAAACGAATCGGCAAATCAGCAAGCCCTGGCAACGGCGGCGGGGAAAGACCCGGCCCTTTGGAAATTGAACGTCTATCACGAACGGATTGACCCGTGGGAGCAGTTTTTAATTCCCGAAGACCCGGACCCGACCCCTATTGTCAATATTTGGTTTGACAATTCGAATTTTCCGGAAGGGAAGGGAAACACCGTTGAACGGCAGACAAGCGAAACCATCTATAATATAGACCATTATGGGTACGCTATAAGTCAAGACGACGAGGGGTCCGGTCATATTGCCGGGGACGCGGCTTCCGCATACGAGGCGCAGCGCTGTCTTCGGCTTTCCCGAAATATTTTGATGGCGGGAAAAAATTCGCATTTACAGTTATTGGGCCTGGTTGGAATCCGCTGGCCGCAAAGTATAGCGCAATTCCAACCGACACAAGACGGCCGCCAGGTTCAACGAATAACGGCGATCCGGCTTGCGTTGCGGGTACAGTTCAACGAATTTTCCCCGCAGCTCACCGGGAACCCGCTTGAAGTTAATTTTATAGACGTAAAGCGGGCCCTTGACGGTCAAGTTCTAATTTCGGCGGCGTATGATTACACCGCATAAAACGGAGGTTTAAAATGGCTATTTCTTCGGCAGTTTCCCCCGGCGCGGTTGCGCGTGTCGTCGGGATTGAAACGGTTTTCAAAAATTTGCGCGCCGGGAATGCCGCAATCCTGCCGCAAAACCTGATGGTGGTGGCGCAGGGCGCAACGGCGGCAACCTATTCAACGGACAAACGCCAGGTTTTTTCGGCGTTTGAAGCCGGGTCCCTGTACGGCTTCGGGTCCCCGATCCATTTGGCCGTGAAAGAACTTCTTCCGGTTTCGGGGGACGGCGTGGGGTCCATTCCCGTTATTGTCTACCCGCTGGAAGACGCCCCCGGCGCTGTGACCGCGACCTGGACTATCACCCCCACCGGGACACAGTCCGGAACGGCCGCTTACGTTGTATACGTCAACGAAATTCCGTCCGAAGCCTTCACGGTTGAAGACGGCGAACTCGGGACGGACCTGGAAGCGCGAATCGCGGCCGCAATAAACGCGGCCCTTGACCTTCCCGTTACTGCGGCGGCCGGTTCGGACGTTGTGGACGTAACCGCCAAATGGGGCGGCGCTTCCGCGAATGGAATCCAGATTGAAGTCCGCGGCCCCGCTAACGGAATTACCTTCACGGTTGCCGTTGACACCGCGGGCGCAACGAACCCGGACGTTCAAGACGCCCTAGACCAGGTCGGGGACGTTTGGCAAACGATGTGCCTAAACTGTCTTGAAATTGCGGACACGGACGCCCTGGACACTTATTCCGCCTTTGGCGAAGGCCGATGGGACGCGCTGACCCGCAAGCCCCTGGTGGTCTTTACCGGTAACACCGAAGCGGACGTTTCGACCGCGGTCGCAATCCCGGACGCGCGCACCACGGACCGCGTCAATTGCCAGCTAGTTGCTCCGGGTTCCAAGAATTTGCCGTTCGTTGTAGCGGCCCGGCAGCTTGCGCGGATTGCGGTCGTTGCGGATTCCAACCCGCCGAAAGATTACGGTTCAAAGCTTGCAACCGGTCTGGTCCCGGGTACGGACGCCGAACAATGGAACGCCGCGCAGCGGGAAGCCGCCGTTAAAGCGGGTTCGTCAACCGTCAAAATCGTGGGCGGCGTGGTTGCGGTTTCGGACGTTATCACGTTTTATAAACCGTCCGGCGATCCGGTTCCCGCGTACCGATTTGTCGTTGACATTGTCAAACTGCAAAATATCATTTTCAATCTGGATTTGATTTTTGCGAATGACGAATGGGACGGCGCGCCGCTTATTCCGGACGACCAGGCAACGGTCAACCCGGCCGCGAAGCAGCCGAAAGCGGCCCGCGCGGCCGTTGCGGCCCTGATTGACAGCCTGGCCGCGAACGCCATTATTTCGGACCCGGTCACAGCGAAAGCAACGATTCAGGTCGAAATTGATTCCGGAAACCCGAAGCGGCTCAATATTGCCGTAACGGTTCAACTTTCCGGGAATGCAAATATCATTTCTATCACGCTAAACTTCGGTTTCTATTTCGGAACCGTTGCGGCGGCATAAAGGGGGTTTGAACCATGCCCGCAGTAGGTGGAAGTATTATCAGTGTGGTTTTGGACGGCCGTTATTTTGCCGTCGCCGCGGACGCGGAATCCAACCGCAAAATGGGCGGTTGGGAAAATGAAGTTCAATCGAACGGGGACGCAAGCGCGCGGATTATCAAGACGCGCGTTCCCTTGCAGATTGACGGCCTGGCGCTAGAAACGGACGATTCTCGCGGAGACCAGGAATACCTGCAAGACCTGGCGGACTTGAAGGTTTTCTTCCCCCTTGTGATTACTTACGCCAGCGGCCTGTCGTATCAGGGCGAGGCGGCTATCACCGGGGAGTTTGCGGCTTCAAGCCAAAACGCGACCACGCCCGTAACTTTGAACGGGCCCGGCCGTTTGGAAAAACAGTGAACCGAACGCCGCGGCAGCGGGTTCCCCGTTTCTTTTTAGCGGGGGAGTTTGAAACCCGCCCTGGCCGCTTTGGGGGACGGGGCGCCCGTTGCCGCGGCGTTATATCAAGAAAGGGGTTTCAAAAATGGAAAGTCAAGACGTGAAAACCGAAAGCGCGGCGGCTCCCGCAAGCGCGGCGGCTCC